GCGGGGCGAGAAGGTGATGGGTCCGTACGGCTGGCACCAGGGCGACGGCTGGCTGGTGGGCTGCGGCCCGAGCTACAGCTACATGGCGTGCTCCACCGAGTGCGTCGGGCCAGCAGTCGCCCATCTGTTGGAGATGGCCTACGAGGCCGAGCGCGAGCGATGATCATCAACGGCTCCGAGTGGAGCGACGACGAGATACGTCAGTACGCCACGCAGGAGCGTGACCTCCATGATCCGGCCCAGCAGGAGGGCAACGGCTACGAGCGCTGCGAGCACTGCCACTACACCCGGCACCCCTGCTCGGTCAACGAACTGGCGACGATCGTGCTCGCCCTCCTCGACCGATGACCAACCTGCACCGCTTCGGGCTGTGGCTGGCGATGATCACGATCATCATGGACGTGGCGATCCTGGCGAACCACTACCACACCCCATAGGTCGATATGGGAGGGGGGACCGGTTTCCCGGTCCCCCCTTGGCTACCCCACGGGGGCAGGCCCGTGGCTTCTTCTTCTTCCCGTTGGGCGTCGTACCAACAGTAACACTTTCGCCGTGCCGGCGTGATGCCAAAGGTTTCATTCCTTTGGCGAACGTGATACCGTGACGCCATGCCTGACTCTGAGGACAAGTACGCCACCTTCAATCGAGACGACGTGATCAAGGTGTCAGACGGTTACGCCACCTTCCCGATCAGCGCCGAGATCTCTGACGCCGTAGTGATCCGTCGCCAGGACAAGTTCGCCTCGCCGGCCTTGGCCACCTACGCGGCGATGATCGCCGTGGCCCTGAGCTTCATCGATGACCCGGTGCAGCGGGCCAACCTCCTCCAGATCGCTGACTATTTCGAACACCAAGCACAGCTAGCAGCTGATGAAGGAAGGAAGATCCCCGATGTCTGACACCCGAGCCAACCCGGCGACCGTCACCGACCAAGACCTGCAGGACGAGTTCCGTGCCGGCTTCGATGATGCCCGCTCCGTACCTGATATGACTGAGGACGTGGCGAAGCCGACAGAACTGACCGTGGAGGACCTCATGGTCCTGTTGGGCGACATGCCGGCCGACGCCAAGGTGGCTCTGGTCACCCGGCACGGCGAGGCCGAGGTCTTCACCGTCACCCTGGACGACAACACCGGCTGGGTGCTGCTAGAGGGCTGATGACCCCGAGCGACGCACTCGTTGGCGCTGTGCGTCGGTACGTCGCAGATCGGGTACCGCCAGAGCAGGTCGACTCCGTCACGGAGGCCACTTGCGCCATGGTCGCCATGCTGATGGTCGACCGATCGTTCACCCAGCACCTCCGCGTCGTCCAGGACCTACTGCAGGAAATCCAATGGCTGAAGACCCAAGTCCTCCACCAGCAGAAGCTTCTCCTACTGTCGACTGGCGGAAGGCCATCCTCGACCTCATCCACGAAGACGCCGCGGAAGCGCTCCGCCGCCGCCAAGAAGAAGGCAGCACCGTCCAGCAGGACTTCGGCCTCCCCCAAGAGAACACCTGGCCCCCCAAGGTCCGCTACAAGTTCGCGCAGGGCAGCAACACCACACCCGGCCGCTCATTCCACGAAGGCGTTCAAAGCGGGTTTCAAGCAAGCCCGCCGGTAGTCCAGTCGCCCAACGCCCACTGTCGCCAGTTGGGCCACCAGTGGAAGCACAACGGCCTGGTCGACTCGGGCCGGGTGGAGGAGTGGGTCTGCACCTGGTGCAACATGACCCGTCACTCGACGGTGTCGTGGGGGCAGATGAAGCAGACGCTGGCAGCACCAGTGGAACCCATCCTCACCAAGGAGCAGGCTGCGAAGATCCTCGGGAAGATGGCACCAGTGATACCCAAGCCTGAGGTCGGCTGGATCTGCTTCTACTGTGGCGATGAGTTCGTAGACGAAGAGGGCCTCCTCGACCATGAGGACCTCTGCGCCGAAGAAGCGTAAGGACGAGATCGGCCCACCCTCTTCAACTCGCCCCCACAGAGCGGGCCGGTTGGTCCTGGAGTGTGTCTCGTCCTCCCCCCTGGTTGGAGTCATCCCCAGCCAGGGGGGCGACGGGCCGGCCTAGTTCTGCGCCGAGTTGAGCCGGTCCCAGATGTGGGGCAGCTTTTCGGGGCGGTCGTCCATCGGGATGGCCTGGATCTCGGTTTCCAGCGCCTGACCCTCGACAGCGCGAGCCGCCAGCGCCACTGACACTTGGGCGGCGATCTGCCACGGGATGGCGACCCAGGCCGTCTCCTCGTCCCCGTCGTGGATGCCGAGGATCACCTTGACGTCACCATCGGACTCGCTCATGCGGAGGGCGACGGAGACGTTGTTGCCCTGGACCATCACAGGATCAATGTAACAACGATTCGGTAACGTAGGCGCATGGCACGGAAGAAGGCGGGTGCGCCTCCCAAGGCGACAGCGCCGCGGCAGTACAACCGTGACAAGAACGGCCGCTTTGCCAAGGCGACCAAGGAGCGCGCCACGCGTCGTGCCGAGCCGGCCGAGGACATCGAAGGCGAAGACCTCGACTCCGAGGGGGAGGTTCTCCGCACCGACCTCGGGCCATGGGCCGAGACGCCGAACTCCAGCCGCGTATCGGCATATCGCTACGACTACATGAAGCAGGAGACTCAGGTCACCTGGCGCAACAACGGCAACCCCGGCTATGCCTACTCGGGAATGAGTTACGAGGACTTCCGTCGCTTCGCCCGGATCGCATCGAAGGGCAAGTACATCAACTCGACCCTCAACGGGTTGAGCTATCGCCGGCTCACCCCCGACGAGGTGAGCGCACCGTCCAACCGGGAGCGTCGAGCAGTGAGCCGATCGAGGGCGTAGTGATCGTTGTCCACTCGGTCAAGCCATATCGGGATATCGAGTTCTACTGGGGCGTCGAGTACGACATCCCCGTCTGGGACACCAAGCACGTCTCCTGGGCCTTCCTCATCGAGGATCTGCCCCCGTTTCGCCGGTCCAGGTGGGGGGTGCGCTTTCGTGTAAGAGGGCGGGCGCTCCACCTGGGCCGGTGCTTCCGAGGTGAGGACCCGCATCGGAGGTTGACTGACGTCGAGCTAGACGAGATCCGCAAGTGGAGGGGACCGCATGTCGTGGAAGAAGAAGTCGATCCCGATCCCGGAGGCGAGCCGGTACGACCGGATGAGCGCGCAGGATCTGACTCTTGGCCTGGAGGCAGCGGTGTTCAACACCAACCACATGCTCCAGACGTACCAACAGAGGCTCGGTGAGCCAGAGCAGGCCCTGGCGCTCCTGCAGAGCCACGCCGAAGAGGCGGTAGCCCTGGCCAAGGCCCTTCGGCGCAAGCTCGTTGTGAATCTGCCAAACATTTGATATGTTTGGAGTATGACAACCAGCCAACAGCCCGCTGCCTACGTCATCGAGGTGAGCGCTGGGCCGCTCTTCGGTGAAGAGGTCATCCGTTCCATCGAAGTGGCGGCGTCGCACGACGCTCCCGAACTGACGGCCATCGACCTGATCGAAGGCTTCCGCACCTACTACGGCAGCCGTGAAGAGGTCACCTGGGACGGCGACGAGGTCGACGCCCTCGGCATCCTCGCCGGCCTCGCTCCCAACGGCATCTCGTACCGCATCCAGATCAAGCCCCCGCTGCCGGTGGAGGTGTCGCCTCCCACTCAGCCCACTCTCTTCTGATGAGCGACGACCTCCGCCTTCTTCAACTGGAGAAGCGGATCGATGCTCTGGAGAAGGAGCGTTCCGGCCGCAAGGGCAAGCCGATCCTGGTGTCCGAGGCCGGCATCTGTGGCCTTGAACCCGCCATCGACTCGGCCACTTGCCCGTTCGCCAGCCTGTACCGGCGCAACCAGGGATGCCAGGGCGATGCCTGCAAGGCCAAGGCGTCGAAGTATTACTCTGACAGGCGCGCAAAGGCCGGCTAGAGTCCCCATCAACTCGGTGCTGGATGTGGTCACGTCTTGCAAGCGGGTTCGGTGCTGAAGAGGGAGGCCATCCGGTGGCCTCCCTCTTCCGCGTCCTACCTGGTAGTACTACAGCGTGAGCTTGATCGAGGACCTTGGCTACGGCCCGGATCCAGAGGACCTTCTGGAAGAGGAGGAGGTCGACGCTCCTGTAGAGGACGAGGAGTACGTTGAGCCACTCGATCCAGAGATGGCGGGGTTCCTCGACCAGCTGATCCAGCGGACGATCGTGTTCTGCGAGGAGCTTTCTGGCTTCGAACTGTTCCCCTACCAGAGGTCGCTGGCATATCGCATTATCGAGTCGCTGATCATCGCTGACGCCGAGGAGGTCACCGGCCTGATGGCCCGCCAGAGCGGCAAGTCGGAGGTGGTGGCTACCACCCTGGCGGGCTGCATGGTGCTCTTCCCCAAGCTGGCCAAGAGCTACCCGCTGCTGGAGAAGTTCAAGCGCGGCGTGTGGGTGGGCATCTTCGCCCCAGTGGACGACCAGGCCGACCTGGTGTTCAGCCGTATCGTCTCCCGGCTCACCAGCGAGCACGCCGAACTGATCATGCTCGACCCCGAGATCGATGAGCGCGTCGATGGCAAGTCCAAGGTGCTGAAGCTCTCGTCCGGGTCGTTCTGCCGGCGTCAGACCGCCAACCCCCGAGCGAAGATCGAAGGGGCGTCGTATCACATCATCATCCTTGACGAGGCCCAGGACGCCGACGATCTCGTAGTGCGGAAGTCGATCCACCCGATGCTCGCCTTCTACGCCGGCACCATCGTCAAGATCGGCACCCCCGGCTACAGCAAGGGCGACTTCTACAAGGCCATCAACGTCAACAAGCGCCGGCAGGTGTCCAAGCGCTCCCGGCCCAACCACTACGAGTACGACTACCGCACCGTCTGCAAGTACAACCCGAGCTACAAGAAGTTCATCGAGAAGGAGAAGCTTCGGCTGGGCGAGGACTCGGACGAGTTCCAAATGTCATACGCGTTGAAGTGGATGCTTGAACGAGGCATGCTCGTCACGGAGGACGAACTTGACTACCTGGCAGACCCGTCCATGCAGCTGGTCCGAGGATGGCACCGCTCGCCCTGTGTGGTTGGCGTCGACCCCGCCCGAGTCAAGGACTCAACGGTCGTCACGGTCACCTGGGTCGATTGGGACTTCCCCGATCCGGCCGGCTACCGCGAGCACCGAGTGCTCAACTGGCTGGAGATCAATAACACCGCCTGGGAAGAGCAGTACTTCGAAATCATGGAGTTCCTCGACCCCTACGACGTCGCCTTCATGGGCGTCGATGCACAGGGAATGGGATCAGCGGTGGCCGATCGCATGGCTCGACTCATGGGGTCCCGCTGCGAGGTGATCCCGTTCTCCAGCGACTCCAAGACCCAGTCGGAGCGCTGGAAGCACCTCATCCAGCTGATCCAGCGGCAGATGTTCATCTACCCCGGGCACTCCAAGGCGCGCCGCACGCGGGTGTGGCGTCGGTTCCGCCAGCAGATGGTCGACGCCGAGAAGGTGATGAAGGGCCAGTACCTGTTGATCCAGGCCCCGGAGGAGCGCGAGGCTCGCGACGACTACGTCGACAGCGCCGCTCTGGCCTGTGCGTGCAGCATGCTGGAGACAGTGCCGGTCGTTGAGCAGGTGGATAGCCCGTTCTACCGGGGCCGTTG